CGTGGTCGTCGGCGGCCAGCCCTTCGACGATCACAAGGAAGCTGTCTGAGTCCAGGTCCATGACCACCCGGGCTGGGACGCCCTGACGGCGCTGGATCGCGGCGAACGACTCCGCCGGCCACTGACCGCGCGGGTGGCCAGCCGGGAAGGACTCCAGCACCGTGCGGGACGGCTTCGAAGCGGAGGCGGCACGGACCGGGCCCTGCGCGAAGTCGTGGGCCAGACGGTCGGCCAGGGAGAGAGTCGAGGTGCTCATGCCGCACCCCGCATGTCCTGGATCAGGTCGCGCACCGCGGCGAGACGCTCGATCGGGTCCTGTCCGGCGGGGACGACGATGACGTTGCCGTCGCCGACGGTCCGGTCGTACACGGCCGTGATGTGGTCGCGGAGCCGGGAGTCGAGGGAGCTGACGTCCCACTCCTCGACGCTCAGGCCGTGCTCGGCGATCAGGGCGGCCAGCGTCTCGCGGGCCTCCTGCTCGTCGGCGAGGCGCTCGAACTCGGCGAGACGGGTCCGGGTCGCGGCGACCATGTCGCGCAGGCGGGCCGGCGTGACGTCGCCGAAGTCGGCCAGCTGCGGGTCGGTCGAGGCGACGAGCGACAGACGGCCGGTGTCGGCGTCCGGCATGACCTCGGCCTCGAGGGTCAGGCTCACAGCGCGCTCGGCGGGGGGTACGGTAGTGCTCATTGGATTCGGTCTCCCTGCTCTGGAGGGATCGAGTCGTTGGCCCCGTTTGGCGCTGGTACCGCCGGGCGGGGCCCTTTCATTGCCTGGGGTCGAGTAAAGCACTATGCTTAGTACTACGCAAGCCCGCCACAACGACTCCCCGTCGCCGTCACTGGAGGGGGGTGGGAGACTCGTGCAGTACTACACATAGAGAAAGGATCCGGCTCATGGCAGAGAAGCTATTCCCGGAGATCGCTGCGCACTTCAGGCGGCTAATCGACGACGGAACGCTGCGCCCCGGCGACCCCATGCCCTCAATGGCCAAGGCGGCCGAGCAGTTCAACGTCACCGTGACGACGATCAACAAGGCCTACAGAATGCTCAAGGCAGAGGGCCTGACCCTCGCCAATCAAGGCGTCGGAACCGTCGTCGCAGTCCGGCCGAAGGTGGCCTACACGGGTGCAGCGCGACTTCGGCGCATCGCTCGATCCGGGAAGCCCTACGCGGAAGGCGAGACGTCCACCAACCACACGGCCGCGCTTCGATCCTGCGCCGACTCGGACATCGCGACCCAGCTCGGTATCGAACTGCACGACGAGATCGTGTTGCGCACCCGCGTGTTCCTCCGAGACGGAACGCCAACCGTCGTGGCGCTGTCCGCCATCCATCCGCGCGCCCTGGCGGCAGTGCCCGAGCTCCTCCAGGAGGAGCCTTTCGAGCGCTTCTGGCAGGAGATCTATACCGAGCGCACCGGGCGCGAGGTCACGCGTTTGCCGGAGCGGCGAGGGGCACGCTTGGCTGCTCGCAGCGAACTGGACGCCCTCGGGGTCGTGGCCCCGCCCAGCGCAGCCGTTCCGGTGCTGGTTCTGATGAGCGTCTTCCATGACGACGAGGGGCCACTGGAGGTGTGGGAGGACGTCTACGCGCCAGGGATCTGGCAGGTCGACGATCAGTGACGCCGAAGGGCCCGCTCAGATGAGGTGAGCGGGCCCTTGACCATCTTGCCAGGGAAGACCATCAGGGAGGGGGACGAATGTCTGAAGTCGTCTACGTACTGGGAGCGCCCGGGATCAACACCGTGAAGATCGGTCGCACGACCAATCTGGCGAAACGTGTCGCCGACATCCAGCGCATGTCACCGGTGCTGCTGGCCGTTCTCTGGACGCATCCAGGCGGCAGCGAACTCGAAGCCCGGCTTCACCGTCACTTCGCAGCTCGGCGGGCGCACGGCGAGTGGTTCACCTTTGACGATGACCCGCTGCCAGCCGTGAAGGAGGCCGTCGCGAAGGCATTGCAACCCGCCCCCGCGCTTCCGTCCCCACGCTCCGCTCTCGATGAAGCAGAGGCCCAGAGGCTGCTCGACCTCGTAGCCGAAGACTCGGAGCTGCATCGAACAAAGCGGGCTGAACTGGAGCAGACGATCGCCGAGGCCCGGCGCGCTGGGTGCTCACTGACACTAATCTCAGAGCACGTCCCGTTCAGCAGGGAGTGGATCCGCCAGATGGTCGAAAAGGCGGATCAGGAAGATCAAGTAGCGGCACCCATCAGTCGGCTCCCTAAGTGACCTCTCACCCCCGAAAGGACTCCATCGTATGCACCCCGCCGAGTACCGCGACTACCTGGTTGACCTGCTGCATCGGACTCCGGGCGTGCAGGGCGTGAAGGCGCTGGAGGGTGGCCCGCACCCGTATGCCCTGGCCGCCACGGTGGGTGGCCGCGAGCGGCGCTGGCAGGTGATCGGCCAGCTGGCGGACGGCGCGAAGCACGACACGCCGACCGCGCCGGTGCTCGCCGGACCGCCCTCGCTCACGGCCGCGCCGCTGGATGCCGCACCGGATGCCTGGCTGGCCGGGCTGATCGGCGCATCGGAGCCGGCGGATACGGAGCGGCTGGACGTGTGGTCGGCGCGCGACCGCAGTCCGGGCGTGACGGTCCACTTCCACAACGGGGAGCGGGCGTTCGTGCGGCTCGTCTGACGGCACAACAGAAGGCCCCCGCTCGCGGTGTGCGAGCGGGGGCCTTCGTCGTTCAGTGCGTGATGCGCCATAGGAGCTCGGCGAGGACGGTGCCGACCGCGTAGCCGACGGGAACGCCAACGATGTACAGCAGGACGGTCATCGCCTTCGCCTCGCAGGCCCGTAGGGGCTCTGCCAGGCGGGCCGGTCGCGCCGGCGGCCGGGCGGGAGCGGCGGGTCGACGTGCTGCATGGCCTTCTGGAACTCGGCAATGCCCCGCGCTGCCGCCTCCATGGCCGGCTTCACGGCCTGGGCGTAGGCGCGATTGAAGGCTTCGATGGCCGCCCGTGCACGGCGGACCCGTTCGGCCTCGACGCGGACCATGTACTCCCTGAACTCCTGCCAGGCTCGCTGGAACTCGGGGTCGATGGCGGGCGGTTCAACGTGGAAGTCGATGCTGGTGACGTGGCCGATTTCTTCCCAGCCGGTCTCGCCGGGGCTGGTGCCAGAGGGTGCGATCCACATGCGGGGGCCGCTGCTGGGCTGGGGTTCGTCCGCCGGCACAGATCGCATGGCGTCGTCGCTGACGGTGCAGTCGTGGAGGGCGTTGTCGATCTGGTCGAGGATGTGGTCGGCGGTGCTCACGGCCGGGCCTCCTTGGGCGGGTTGCTGGTTCTCATGATGGCCAAACAGTCGAGGTTGTCGGCCTCCATCTCGATGCCGGTAGCGACCGCTTCAAGGCTGGAGTCGGGGTCGTCGGCGAGGATGCGGCAGGACTCGGCGATGGCGCGGAGGAGGGCGACGACGGCGTCGGCGCCGAGGTAGGCGTGCCCGTCGGTGGAGGTGACGATGGGGAGCCGGTCGGTGGCATGCTCGGTCATGCGGCCCGCCTTTCGGCGAGGGGGAGCTGGAACAGATCGTCGTGCCCGTACTGGGTTGCGCAGGCGGGGCATTTGGCGCCGGCGGTGTCGAGGGTGACGCGGAGGATGTGCCCGCAAGTGCAGGTGACGGGGATGCGTCGGGCAGGCTTCTCGCCTTCCGTGAGCGTGGTGGCGTGGCCGTGCAGCCGCCGCAGTTCTTCGTGCATTTCGTCGGCCGCGGCGAAGGCGCTGTAGATCCAGGGAGCATTGCCGACGAGGAAGCCGACTATGCCGGTGAGGGTCTGCTCGTAGTTGCCGCGGAAGGCGGCCGGGCTGTAGCCGAGTTCGTCGCGGATGGCGTCTTCCCAGCTGGCGAGGACGGTCACTAGGCCGCCGCGGGCCCGCAGGTCAAGGATGCCCACCGAGCACGGGAGGGGTGCGCTCTTGCTGCCGCTGACGCGTCCTTCGCTGCGGCCGGCGCCGGGCTGGAGGAGGTCGCCGAGCTGGGTGTACAGGGCTGGCATGGCGCGCAGCATGACCGTTCCGCGTTCCTGGCAGAGGCGGCAGCAGTACCGGCCGGACTCGTCGGCGTAGAGGGCGCGAAGGCAGACGATGCAGGCGGGAGTCGAGGCGGCATTCACGGCGGTACTCCTTGCAGGCGGGGCGGTGGGGCGGTGGTTCAGGAGGCGTTGCGCTGCTGTTCGAGTTCGAGTTCGTCGAAGCGGATGACGGATCGCCGGAGGGCGATGACCACGGCGTGGGTGCGGGATCGGGCCCCCAGGCGGACGGTGGCTTCCTTCAATCGCAGGTGGACGCCGCCTTCGGTGCTGTCGAGGCGGTTGGCGATCTGGCGGCTGGTGTAGCCGGATGCGGCCAAACGGAGGGCTGCGAGCTGCCCCGGGCTGAGGGGCTGCCCTTCGACGCCGGGGTTCCTCACGGCCGCCTCCCGGGTTCGGGCCGGCGGACTTGGCCGCGGGGGTCGAGGAGGCCGTCGGATTGGGCGAGGAGGCGGAGCGCGCGGCGGAGGACGGAGCGCAGGGGTTCACGGGTGCGGGCGTAGGCGGCGATGATCTGGGCGGATCCGTCGTCGGGCAGCCAGTTGATGCGGCGGGTCACGGTTTCCTCCGGGTGCGGATGGCGTGTACGGCGAGTGCGAGTGCGGCGAGGACGCTGATGCCGGGGCAGGCGAGGCCGAGCGCGGTGGCGGCGGTGAGGGCGAGGGTCATGCGGCGGCTCCGCAGGCGCGGCAGGCGAACCCGACGGGCGGCTTGTCCATGCAGGCGAAGCAGTCGGGCGGGGTGAGGAGTTGCTCGGGCCGGACGCCGAACACGGCGGCGAGGGCCACGAGGTCATCGACGATGACGGCGGCGGCCGGGCGGGCTGGGTCCCGGTTCCGTTCGATGCGGCCGATGGTGAGGTAGCCGACGGGCTTGCCTGCGAGTTCGGTCTGGCGGCCGACTTCGCGCAGCGACCAACCACGTGCGGTGCGGAGGGCATGGATGCGGGCGCCGACGATGCGGGAGGTGGGGAGGTCTTGGGCGAGGCGGGGAGGCATCGCGGCCTTTCGGTGGGTGGCCGCCCCGGGGTGGGGGCGGCCGACGGGCAGGGTCAGGCGGGGAGGGTGCGGGCGTGTTCGTAGCGCTGGCGGGCGGCGATGAACGCCTCGTCGGTGCCGCCTCGGTCGGGGTGGGCGGCGGCCATCGCGGCTTTCAACTCGGCCAGGTTCGGCGGCTTTGTGCGGCCGGGGATCTCCGGCTCGGCGAGGTACAGCGTCCGGGCGATGGGCCGGTAGAAGATCTCTCCGGCCGACTCGATCTGCTGCCGGTCGACGAACGCGGGTCGGGCCCTGTCTCGGGTGAAGTAGATCCGCTTGGCGGTCTTCTTCGTGATCGGGTGGCGGCGGATCTTGTAGTTGCCGAGGGGGCCGTCGTCCCAGTTGGCGTCCCAGATCTCGTACAGGTACTCGGTGACGGCGAGGTCGGTCATGCGGCTTCCCTTCGCATTGGCGGCCCTGAGGGCTTCTCTGGCACTTCTGACACCACGGGGGCACGGGAGGGGAGTTCGGCGCCCCTAGACCCCGTCAGGCCCCTTCTCGGCCCTCCTCCGGCCCGAGCGGAGATCCGCCTCCACGCCCACACCCCCGCGTTCCCGACGGCCGCACCCAGCAGCCCGGCCGCCACCACGCCTGCGGTGACTGCGAGGAGGAGCGCGGTGATGACGAGGTCACCGACCTCCCACGCCTCCGTCACGGCCGGGCCTCGGTCGGCTGCTGCAGGTTGGTGCCGGGGCAGCGGCGGGTGGGGCCGTCGGGTCGCTGTGTCCAGTCGTGTGGGGCGTGGGGCTGCCGAGTCGAGATCGCGATGTCGCAGCGGATCACCTTCGGCTGCTGCGGGTCGCCGGCGGCAGGCCTGAACCCGCCGCGCGCGACTGCCCGGCGCACGGCGGCGGCCTGGTGCTCCCAGTACGCGCGCTGGTCGTCGTCGAGGTTGGTCCAGCCCTCGCCGTCCGCCATGAAGCGCTGGTACAGCCAGGCCGGGAGGGTGTCCGGCGTCTCGTCCTGTGTCTCGTCGGCCGTCCGACCCGACACGACGGCAGCAGGGGCGGCGGTGAGCGGGCAGGGTCCGCCGTTGCAGGCCCCGGCGTCTCCGCACTGCGGGCACCCGGCGGCCATCCGGCGCTCCTGCACCGCCATGTGCCGCACGACCCCGGCCGCAGTCTTCCAGGCGGACTCTCCGGCCAGCACAGCCTTCGCCGGGGGAAGGCTGGCCAGCTTGTCGGCAGCTTCGTCAAAGGCCTCAGCGCGCACGGTCGTCCGGTCGGTGGGCTCGGGCAGCACCGCGAGCACCGCGTCGGCGTCGGCACCGTACTCGTCGGGCTCCAGCATGTCCGTGCCCCACAGGGCGGCTTGACCGTCACGCTCGCAGAGGACTCGCCGGATGCGGTCCCGGAGCGCCGTGCGGTCGGGGGTGGGCGCCTGCCCGACAGACGAGACGGCAGGCTCGTACCCGGCACGGAACGCCTCGTCGCGCTCGACGTCGAGGTGGTCCTCGAACTTCAGCACCCAGCGGCCAGGGCTGATGCCCGTCCAGTGGCTGGCCTGGACGAGGACTTGGGCGTCCTGGTCTCCGTCCTCGATGCGGTCCTCGGGGTCGATCGTGTCGAAGTCGGTTCCGCAGAACGTTCGCAACTGGGCGGTGTTGCTGCCGGTCCACTGGACGGCTTCGATTTCAGCGGTGCGACGCCGGTAGCGGGCGACGGATGCCACCTGGCCGATCGGGCACTCGGGGTGCGGGTGGACTTCCTCGCCCTGCTCCTCGAAGCAGTGGCCGCAGTCGAGGAGGCGGGGGCTGTCGGTGTCACTCATCGGGTTCCTCCGGTGCGGCGGGCGAGCATGCGGGCCTTGATCTGGTCTTGGGTGGGTTGGGTCCACTTGTGCCATTCGGCGGTGCGGTGCCAGCGCTGCATGTGGTCGCGCTTGGGGATGCCGCACCAGCGGCAGGCGCCGGGGTCGGGGTCGGTCATCGGGTCTCCAGGGCAGGGCCGGCCGCACGAGACGGCCAGCAAGGGGGCGGGCGTGGGATGGTGGGGCCGGCCGCCCGCTGATGATTCCGACACCAGCGGGCGGCCTTCTGCGGTCACGGGGTGGTCAGTTGGCGCGGAAGAGCGTCACGGCCAGCGCGTCGGGTGTCTTGGAGTCGGCCCAGTCGCCGACCCACTCCCAGTCCGGGTCCTCACCCTTGGCCTCGTCGGGGCGGCGAATGATCACCCAGTTCTCGGTGATCGAGTCGATCCAGTCCTCGACGTGGGCGCCGCAGTCGTCGGCGAGGTTGGCGAGGTGGCAGAACGTGCGGGCGTGCCGGTTGAAGGCGGCGAAGGCGCGACGGGTGCCGGGGTGGCCGAGGGCGAACATGTCGCCGTCCTCGCCGTAGTGGGCGACCTGGATGCCGTAGTGCGTGGCTTCCATCTCCGGGTTGGTGATGATCTCGGGCTGGGCGGGTGTGGTCATGTCGGCTCCTGGTTGTGTGTGGCGGCCGTCCAACGAGACGCCGCGTGTTGCGATGGGTGTCTGGTTGTCGGCGGGTTCGCGGTAGTGATCACGGGCGCGCGGGGGTGGGGGCGTTGACCGGGCAGTGCGACTCGTGCTGGTAGAAGGCGGGGCGCTTGTAGTCCTCGTGCTCGCGGGTGGGCTGGCAGTCGCAGAGTTGGGATTCGAGTTCGTTGACGCGGCCGGAGAAGTCGGCGAGTTCGGCGGTGAGGCGGTGGACCTCGGCGAGGAGGGCGTTGACGTCGTCCGGGGCGTGGGCGATGAACTTGGCGTCGGCCTGGACCTGCGCCCAGTCCTCCTCGGCTGTCCACTCGCGGTGCGTCGGGTCGTTGTCGAGGGGCTCGTCTTCGAGGCGGCAGACGCCGCGGCGGGCCCGGTAGCCGCAGCCGGTTTCCTTCAGGTCGGCGGCGATCTCGATGACGGGGCCGCTCTCGTAGACGCCCCACGGCCCGGCGGTGGCGGCGTCGTGGCGGGCCTGGATCTCGTCGAGCTGCTGGGCGGTGGGCTGGGTCATGGTTTCTCCGGGGTGGTGGGTGGACGGCGGTCAGGCGGGGTGGGCTAGTGGCTCCAGCCGAGGAGGCGGAACTCGGCGCCCGCGTCTTCCATCTCGCGCTTGGAGGTGCACTGCTCGGACGCCCAGACGAGGCGGAGGATCGCGTCGCCGTGCGAGGAGGGGCTGGTCTGGTATTCGCCGTAGAGGAAGCCCTCGTCGTCGATCCAGACGGCGTCGTGGTTGTCGGTGGGGCGTTCGGCGGCGGGTGCGATCCCGGCCTCGACGGCGGCGCGCAGCCAGGCGTCTGCAACGGAGATGGCCTGCTCCTGCTGGAGCGGCGTGAGGTCGGTCCACTTGCTGGTGGTGCCGTTGTCGTCGTGAGCGATGCGCTGCCTGTGCTCGGCGAGCTTGCGGGCGCGGGGGTCGGTGGTCATGTGTGTGGCCTTTCGGGTCGCGGTGTCAGGCGGCGGTGGGGCGGTGGTTGCACGGGGGCGGGGTCGGGCCGGACGCGGCGGTACCGCACGGCCAGGCCCCGGGGCGGGGGATGTGGTAGGCGGGCGGCTCGTCCGCGGGCTCAGCCGGCGGCGGCTTGGTCGGGGTGCGACCCGTCAGGGAGAGCAGGTAGTTGACGAGGTCGCCGTCGGCCCGGAGGGCTGCGATGTCATCCCGTTCGGCCGTCATCAGGTCTGCGCCATGTCGATGAACTGGGCATAGTGGCCCTGGAACGCGGTGGTGATCGTCGCGGTGGGGCCGGCCCGGTGCTTGCCGACGATGAAGTCCGCCTCGCCCGCCCGCGGGGACTCCTTGTCGTAGGCGTCCTCGCGGTGCAGAAGGATCACGATGTCGGCGTCCTGCTCGATCGCCCCGGACTCGCGCAGGTCGGAGACGAGCGGCTTCTTGTCGGTGCGCTGCTCAGGCCCGCGGTTGAGCTGGGCAAGGATGATCAGGGTGATCCCGAACTCCTTGGCCATGAGCTTCAGTCCGCGGGTCAGCTTGGAGACTTCGGCCTGCCGGTTCTCCGCCTTGGGCGCATCCATCAGCTGCAGGTAGTCCACGACCACGAGGCGCAGCCCGGCCGTTCGCACCATGTGCCGGACCCGCCCGCGCAGCATCGGCAGGGACAACTCGGACGAGTCGTTCAGGTAGAGCGGCGCCCCGTTGATCCGCTCGGCTGCCCGCACCTCCCGGGCGACACCGGCGTCGTCGACGACGCCGGACTTGATGTGGTGCAGCGGCACCCGCGCCTCGGCGGACAGCAGGTTGTCGCCGAGTTCGTCGTCGCCCATCTCCAGCGATTCGAACAGGGTGGGCACGCCGTTGCGGATGGCGGCGGCTCGCGCGAAGCCGAGGCCCAGCGTCGACTTGCCCATCGCGGGCCGGGCGGCCACGACGACGAGCTGGCCCGCCTTGAAGCCGCCGTTGAACAGCTTGTCGAGGTCGATGAAGCCGGTGGGGATCCGGTCTTCGTTCGTCGGGGGCGTCACGGACCGTTCGAGGGCGCCGCCGATGATGTCGCGGGCCAGCTTGGGGGTGCTCGTGTCGAGATTGCGGACGATGTCGTCGAGGGCGTCCTGGGTGGCGGAGATGTCGGCCGCCGAGTCGAAGGCGGCGGACCGGCCCCGGATGGTCATGTCGTGGCCGAGGGCGAGGTAGCGGCGGGCGATGGCCGCCTCGGTGATCTGCTGCGCGTAGTACGAGGCCGCGGAGTACGAGGTCTGCGCCTCGTCGTACAGGCGGGCGAGCTGCGCCAGGTCGAGCGGCGGGACGGGCATGTAGCTGGTGGCGCGCCATGCCTGCATCTGCCGGTCGACGGCCTGCCAGCGGATCTCGCCCTTGGTGAGGGTCTCCCTGATCTCGTCGACGGCGTGCCACACCCAGCGCAGCTGGTCGGACTGGATGTCGGCGGGGTCGAACTCTCCCGCGAGTTCGTCGATCAGGGCGGGGCGGGCCATCGCGGAGGCGGCGATGATCCGCTCAGCCTCGATGGCGGACGGGCCGGCCGTGGCGGCGACGGCGTCGGCTTCCCAGATGTCGGGCTCGGTGCTCACGCGGCGGCCCCCTTGCGGCGGTCGGCGCCTTCGAGGAGGACCACGCTGTCGCCGCACATCTCGGCGAGGCGGGAGGAAACCCGGGGGCCGGTGATCTCGGAGAGTTCGACCGGCAGCACGTCACAGGTGATGATCGCGGGGCGGCGGTTGATGTACCGCTCATCGAAGATCTCGAAGAGCCGCTCCTGCGTCCACGTGGAGGCCTTCGCGGCGGCCAGGTCGTCGACGAACAGCAGGTCGCAGTCCTGGAGTTCCTTGACGAGGGTGCGGCGGATCTCGTCGGGGCCGTCGGGGCGGAGCGCGTCGAAGAGGGTCGTCGAGCGGAACGTGCGCAGGTCGGGGCCGCCGGACCAGGGCCGAGTGGGGGCGTACCAGGCCTGGAGCCAGCGGCGGCAGGTCTGCCAGGCGGTGTGGGTCTTGCCGACGCCGATGGGGCCGGCGAGGAAGAGGCTGTTGCCGCCCCAGCCGCCGATCCAGTCGTGGATGTCCTGGGGGATCTCGATGGGCTTGCGGTAGATGACGGGGGTCCTGGCGTCGAAGCGGTCCAGGGCGTGTAGGGATCGCTCCTGGAGCCAGACGTCGCGGGGGCTGAGGTCGTCAGCCGAACTTGAGGGCACGCTTCTTCTCCTCGTCAGTCATGTCGTGGGGTGCGGTGGCGGGGCCGGCACTCTGGCGGCGCGGCAGGGGCGGCGGGTCGTCCTCGTAGCGCTTCTGGTTGAGCCAGGTCGAGGCGTGGGGGATGAACTGCTGCTCGGTCTCGGCCGCCCGGTAGTAGTCGGCGTGGGCTTTGAGAGCAGCGAGGAGGGACGCGGAGTCGACCCCGTCCTTGATCGCCTTGCCCCAGGCTTTGGCCGCTTCGCTCTTGCCGGCCTTGCGGGGGTACAGGTGCCAGAACTCGTCAAAGGCCGGGCCGGGATCGTCACGCATGCTCGCCGCCGCAGGCGGTGAGGGAGTCTTTTTCCCTGCTCCCTGCTCCCTGCTCCCTGCTCCCTGCTCAGGGCGGAGGGTCTCCGGAGGACTCTGGCGGCCCTCCGGAGGGTTTCCGGAGCCCTCGGGAGGGTTGCGAGATGCCTGGTCAGAGGGGGTGGGCTGCCGAGGGGTGACGTCTTCCGGCCTGGGGAAGCGCGGTTTCCGTGGGTGGCTGACTTTCTGGTGCTCGGACCAGTTGGAGACGGCCAACAGACGCTTTCCGGAGGCCTCATAGAGAGTGATGAGTTGGGCCGTCTGAAGGCTCTGGAGGTCCTCGCGAGTCCTCTGGAGGATGTCCGGAGCTTCTTCGAGGGGCCAGATGGCGGCCCGGATGAGACGCGGGTCCGCCAGGCCGACGCCGTTGTCGTCGACGTAGGTCCACAAGCCGATGAAGGTGAGGCGCGCGGACAACGGCTGCTCGGCGATCGTCAGGGAGGTGAAGAACTCCGGCTTGATCGAGCGGATCCGTGCCATGGATTGGTCTTCTTTCGAATGCTTCGGATGGATGGGCTGGCGTGGTGTGGCGGGTCAGGGTGCGGCGCGCGGCCGGCGGACGGCGGCGGTCATACGGCGGCCGTCCATCCGTTGCGGGCCGCGACGGTGCGGGTCCGCGGGGACGGGCCGGGCGTCGCTCGCAGGGCGCGGTAGACGGTGTCGACGGCCTCGGCCTGCTGGCGCGGGATCCGCTTGCGCCGCCCAGCCGCCACGTCGTTGACCTGCGTGAGATACATGCCGGCGACGTGCCCGATGTGAGCGAGCGGCCAGCCGAGCGCTGCGAGGGCCTGGAGGCGGCGCATGGTGCCGGTGGCGGCCACCCGGTTGGGTGCGTCGCAGGGGGCGAGCTGGAGGATGGCGGCGGCGGTGCTTCGGAGGACGTTGGGGCGGGCCGCTGTGGCGATGTTGTGGATGGTGCGCCGGTCGACGTTGGCGGCTGCGGAGATTTCGGGCTCTGTCCACCCGTCGCTTTTGAGTGCGGCAACGTGGCGTGCGACCAGGGCGGCCAGGATGTAGCGGGTGGGTGTTCCGGGGGCGATCACGCGGCCACCGCCACGGCGTACTGGGGGTGGTCGCGGAATGCGTGTTCGACGTAGCTCTTGGAGACGCCGAGGCGTTCGGCGGCGGCGGCCCGGTCGAGTCCGGCGTACCGGATGAGTTCGCTGGCGTCCTGGGCGATGATCTGGCGGCGGGTGATGCCGTACATGGGCTCGAAGTCCGGGTCGTCGATGACGTCCATGCGGTCGGCCCAGTACTTCGGGTCGGGCCAGCGGTTGCCCTTCGCGCGCTGGCGGCTGCGGTTCGTCTTCCAGGTTTCGACGCCGTGCTCTTCGGCGGCGGTGCCGCACAGTTCCTCGTAGGCGACGGCGAGTCGTTCAGCGAGGCCGACGGAGATGACGGAATGGGGTCGCAGTTCCCATGCCCTGCGCGGTGAGATTCCCGCGTGTCGGGCCACGTGACTGACCGGCCATCCCAGGTGTGCGAGGGCCTGTATGCGCCTGAGTGCGCCGATGACGGTCAGGGGCTGAACGGAGAGGATCTTTGCTGCGGTTTCGGGGGTGGTCTGCTGTCGCCGGCCGCGGCGCTTGGACGGCTGGGCGTGCACGAAAGCGCAGACGGTGGGGTGCCAGACACCTGCCAGTCGGGCGATTCCGGTGAGGCTCATCCCGAGTTCCTGCAGGGCCTGGATGTGTTCGCGGACGTCTGCGGCGTCGATGAGGATGCGGTCGGGCTGCTGGGTGCCGGCTTTGATGGCGCGGCGTCGTTCGTTGAAGCGGGTCCGGCAGTCGGGGAGTTGGCAGCCGTACAGCTTCACGCAGACGGTGTTGCGGTGGTGGGGGGCTTCGCGGATTGCGGTGCTCACCGGTTCTCCTTCCGGCTGGTGGCGGGCAGGGCGTTGATGCGGCGGCAGGTCCACAGGGCGGTGGTGTCGCGGCCGGGCTGGTTGTCGGGTGCGGCGGGGATGCTGCGGCGGGCGGCGCGCCGGAGTTGGCGGTGCTGCCAGGCGACGGGGATGACCATGACGGCCATGACGGCGAGGTAGGTGATGGCGCGCATCTATGCGGCCCTCCGCTGCTGGATGCGGGCGGCGGCCCGGCGGGCGGCGGCTATGCCGCTGCCCTTCGCGGTCAGCTGCCAGAGCGCGATCCTGTGGCCATGGGTGTTGGCCTGCGTGGACGGCACCATGCGGCCGGTGTGCTGGATGATCCCGCCGTTGCGCAGGGCGTTGATGGCGGCGCCGAGGAAGCCATGGCCCAGCTCGGGCAGGACGTCTCGGAGGTCGTTGCAGGAGAACTCGCCGCGCTGCCCGCCGAAGTGGAGGACGGCCTGCTGGACGAGGAACAGGGACCAGTCGTCGGTCCGCACGATGTCGTCGAGGAGGAGGTTCTTCTCGTCGGCTGCGAGACGCTCGGCGAGAGACAGACGCTTCGTCATGTGATGTCCTTGGGGTGAGGGCCGGCCCGATTCCCGCGGGCCGGCCTCCGGCATGCGGGCTACTTCGTGGCGGTCCCGGCCCACGGGTCGTCATTCGGCGGTGCGTTCCTCTTGGCCTTGCTGGTGATTTCGGCGCCGGTGACGCGCGCCTGGGGGAACGCTTCGGCGACGGTGATCTCGCGCCGGTCGATCGACTTGTGGGTGATGAGTAGCTGGGCGATGTCGGCGCCGGTCCACTGGTCCTTCTTGCGGCCGAGCTTCTGCTCCAGCTGCGCCTCGGTGACCCCGAGTGCGGTGAACACGGCGACGGCGCCCTCGACGCGCTGCTCGATCGGCTTGCCGTCGCCCTTGTTCAGGGTCTCCCGGCACAGATCTTCGGCCTCGTCGATGAAGTAGTCCGGGATCACCGCGAAGATCGCCTCGCGGAGTCGGCGGGCGCCGTTGTTCGCGTTGTTCTCATAGATGTCGCGCAGGTCGAGGAGGGCCTCGACCTTGCCCTTGGCGAACTTGGCGTGCGGGACGATGAACGTCAGCACGTGCCGGGTGTTGGCCTCGACGTCCCACGCCCAGGCCTGCATCTCGGACTGGCGGTACTCGTCGTCGCGGCGCATCTCGGAGACGCCGTACTGGATGTTGCCCCAGGCCTGGGCGAGGGTCTTGGCGAGGTGGATCGTCGATCCCTCGACGGAGCCGCCGGCCCGCGGGAACTTGTAGAACGCCTTCTCGGCGAGCGCCAGCGTTCCGCAGGCGGCCTGCATGGAGGAGCGGGAGCGGCCGACGTCGCGGGGGAACTGGCGGGCCACGTAGATGGCGGCCTGGACTTCGGCGACGGCGCGGGACTGCTCGACGGCGGTGGACTGGCCGACGCGGTCGGGGCCCTGTGCGGGCGGCATCTGGGCGGGGAAGCTCACAGGTACATCTCCTTGTCGCGGGTCTCCGCGTATCCGGGGAGGGCGAGGTAGTTGGGTTCGGTGTCGGCGTAGCCGGGCCAGTTGCCGGTGGCCTGGCACTCGGCGAACTTTTCGATGGCGGCACGGTTCTTGGCGCGGCCGATGGCCCGGGAGAAGAACTCGATGCCGATGACGTTGACGAGGTAGGGCGGCTTCTTCTCCTGCGCGATGAGCAGGAGTTCGGCGTCGTCTCCCCCGAGGACGAGTGCTCGGGAGGCGTCCTCGTACCAGTCGGCTTGCTGGTTGTAGCCGTACTTGGCGATGTCCTTCTGCATCGCTTCTTCGCTGGCGTCGGTGGTGGTCTTGTAGTCGGGGATGATCAGTCGTCCGGCCTGGATGGAGGGCAGCCAGTCGAAGCGGACGCGGCGCCGTATGCCGGTGGCCTCGTCGATCCAAAACCCGGACTGCTCGGGCGCCCCATAGGCGGGGTTGAGGAGGGCAGCGGCGAGGGGGTGCTGGCGGATGGCGTCGGCCATCGCCTTGACCATGTTGAGTTCGTGCCGCTTGAGAGGGATGCCGCCCCGGGCTCGGGCTGCGGCGACCTCGGTCTTGGCCTCCTTCGTCGTCCACTCCGGGTGGTCGACCAGGATCAGTTCGGGGCCGTTGCCGAGGACGAGCTTGTGGGCGGCGTTGCCGTAGTCGAACGTCTTGGTGGGTGCCGACGGGTTGTCCTGTTCGTAGCGGAACTTGGCGGGGCAGGACGGCGGCAGGAGCTTGCGAGCGCCGGACGAGGACAGCGACGTCTTGTCGGCGTGGTAGGTCTCGTTGGAGAGGTCCGTGTGCAGACCGAGGGCGGGCGGCTGGTCGCAGTCCTCGCAGAGACCGCCCCGGGTGAAGGGTCCGTCGGTGTTGCCGCACTGGCGGCAGGCGAGCGGGCTCATCAGAACGGCACATCCGTGCTGACGTCGACGGGGACGGTCCACTGCGTGCCGCTGGGCGTCTGGTGCTGGCCGTGCCTTCCCTGCTGTACGCAGCGCCGAAGGTCGCCGGTGTCCGGGTTGAGCAGCGCCTCAGGGCACTGCGGCACCGGGGACTCCTCGGTGGCCGCCTCGCCGCGGACGATGCGCTGCAGGTAGCCGACGGCGTCGCGGTCGTACTGGATGGCGGTGACGGCGGCGACGTACTCGGGGAAGCCGGCCGCGAGGCGCGCCTTGTTGCTGGGGTCGGCGGAGTCGATCGCGACGATCAGGTGGGTGGTGAACGATCCGGCCTGGTAGCCGCCGTCGTGGCCGAAGTGGAACAGGACGTGCGCGGCGACGTCCGGGGGGATGGTGGGGTTGCTGGTGCTCATGTGGGGCTCCAGGAGGGTGCGAGGGATGGGTGGGCCCGCCGTTCGGGCGAGGGGGAGGTGCCGTGAACGGCGGGCCCTGGGATGCCGCGGCGTGGGGGCGCCGGCGGCTGGCTGTGGAGGTTGGGCCGCCGCCTCGCCAGCCGGGTGGTCATCTGGCGGGGCGGCGGGGTCAGAGGGCGACTTCCGGGATGCGGGCCCGGTCGTGCACGAAGTCGCTCTTGTCGCAGACGAGCCGGACGCCGATCCGCTCCCACCGTCCGTACTCGGCGACGTACTGGACGCCTTCCTCGGAGGCGGCGAAGTGGAGGACGATGCCGTCCATGTCGTAAGGCGTGCCGCAGATGTCGCAGGTCACGACGACGACCGTGATCGTGCGCGTCGCCATCAGGCCGTCCCCCTGTCGGTCTGGGCCCAGGCGGGCACGTGCGCGGGGTTCGCCATCGGCGAGAGATGCAGCGGGACCGGCTTCGCGCACATCTGGCGGATCTGCTCGACGGGGATCTCCTGCGTCTTCGCGACGATGTGCTCGGCGAGGACCCCGATGTTCAGGCGGTGTTCCAGGTCGGCGATCTGCTGCTCAAGCCCGCGGACTGTTTCCGCGTGCCGCTTGTCGATGCGGGCGACGGTGTCGGCGTGCGCGCGCTCCTGGTCCTCGAGCTGGACGCCGAGCCCCTTGATGAGGGCGTTGGCGCCGCCGAGGAGGAACTTGAGGCGATCCACCTCGTCTGCCGCGCGGTGCTTGCGGGCGGGTCGGGGGCGTCGCGTGGGTAGCCGGTCGATGATGCTCACGACGCGGCCCTCCGGTGCTGGCAGTCGCCGAGGAGGCAGGTTTCGGCGCGGCGCTTCCACTCGGCCCGGTCGACGCGCTCGTGGCGCCAGCCGTGCGCGGCCTCGTACAGACGGGTGGGACGCTCGGGAACGAACTCGGCGTGCGCACCCTGGGCGCTGTCCTCCGAGAGGTAGGAGGCGTACACGGAGCCCTCGACGCAGCCCTGCGGGTTGATGCGGATCCAGAAGCCGGCCATCACGTCCCCTCCTTGCTGATGCGGGTGCAGAAGTCCTCGAAGGACTCGGTGAAGCGGCCGTCGATGGACGCCTGGAAGTCGGGGTCGGTGGGCCGTCGGGTGATGCCGAGGGCGGTGAGGAGGCCGGGCACGATGACCGGGGGCGCGTCCTCCGGCATCGGCGGCAGGTGGAGGATGCTCACGAGGCGGCCTCCGTCCGCTGCTCGCCGGGGTGGGTGAGGTTGCGGACGGGCTTCCATGGCGGTTTGCCGGATCCGGGGCACGGCTTGGACCATCGGAAGGTGCGGGACCCCAGGTAGTCGCGGCCACTCCAGTGGTGGCGGCCCATCAGGCCGTCGGCGGTCATGGCCCGGTCCTGCATGCAGTGCTTGCACCAGCCGCGCGGCCGGGCGGGCTCGGGGACTGCGGGGTAGACGATGCGGTAGCAGGGGTGCCCGATGGTGCGCCGCTTCTCGCCGTCGATGCGGAAGCGGAGGTAGCCGCCTCCGGCGCCGATGATCGTGGCGGGCTTGCCGTCGTACTCGATGCGCATGCCGTGGCGTGCGGGCACGTCGTAGGTGCGGCGGATCCACTCCATGGTGCTGGTCACGACGCGGCCCCCTTGGGCGCGCGGTTCGGGTAGGGGAAGGCGGGCACGGTGGCGTCCTCGTCGGCGTCATAGAGGAGGTGGCCCCACTCGGCGCGCTCCCCGACCGGTGCGGGCGTTCCCGCGGTCGCGTACTCGGGGTGGGCGAGCAGGTCGTCGAGGCGGGACATGCGGGCTTCGAACTTCTGCCGGGCGACCTGCTTCACCAGCTCGTTCAGGTCGACGTTCAGGCGGGAGATGTCGGTGCTCATCGGGCCACCTCTGTCTCGGGCTTGAGGCCGAGCAGGGCGGGCGCGATGTCCTCGACGAACACGAACTTCTTGCCGTCCTCGTTGCGCCACGTCCGCGTCATCGCCGCGTCGTGTAGCCGCTTCTGCGCCTCGTCGCGTTCCTTGCGGACCGCGGCTAGCTCGGCGAGGAGGGCGGGAACGTCCTCGCGGGCGTGGGTGATGAACTCGGCGTCGATGCGGACCTGCTCGCGGTCCTCGGCCTCGGTCCAGTCCCGGTGGGCCGGGTCGTTGTCGATCGGCTCGGGGTCAAGCTGGGCGATGCCGCGGCGGCAGCGGTATCCGTGGCCCGTCTCTTCCAGGCCGGCCGCAATGTGCTGGTGGCCAGTCGCCTCCTCGTACAGGCCCCACGGGCCCTTCGTGGCGAGCAGGTCGCGGGTCTGAATCTCGGCTTCGCGTTCCTGCGTGAGGCGGGCCGGGCCGGTGGGCATCGGCAGGGCGCCCAGAGCGGTCACGGCCGCGGGGAGGGAGGCGATCGGCTCGGTCATCGGACACCGCCCTCGGGGTCGGCGGCGACTGCGTCGGAGAAGTCGAGGTAGATCTGGTTGTCGATCCACTGGCGGGCCGCCTGAAGCCTGCGGCGGCGTACTGCCGGAGTCACCTCAATGACGGAACCGTCGGGGTGCTTACCGTTGGGCTCCAGGACGATGAGCCCCTGACTGTCAGTTGCCACGTTCATCCAGAGCGGCACATTCCGACGCCACCAGGCCAGGGTGCGCGGAAACGCAGGGGCACCTCGGGCTACGAGGTTCTCGTCGATCCGGATCTTCGACTGGTCAATGACTATGCGAGCGGTCAGGCCCGCCGCTGTCTGAGAGGATTGAGGCACGTGAAGCCCCTTTCGTTTCGTCTGTTCGTGAGGGGTGGATCGCGAGGTCGTCCCTGGCTTGGCGGTAAGGGGCGGCCTCTTTGCGTGTCGCGTCAGGCGGCGACGGGGGTCTTGCGGCGCGAGGTGCGGGGCTCCGGCGGGCGGGTCTCGTGGACGCTCTGGGTGTCGGCCCCGTCGTCCATCTCGGCCTTGAGCCAGGCGTCCAGCTCGGTGATCGAATAGGCCAGCTTCCGGCCGATGGGCGTGGCTTTCGGGCCCTTGCCGAGGTGCCGGTAGTTCCAGAGGGTCTTGACGCTGAGGCCGATACGGCGGGCTGCTTCGGGGGTCCAGAGGTAGCCGGCGGGCGGCGGAGTCGGGACCTTGGCGAGCCTGGGCACGTCCTCTCCTTCCTGTGTGGGGGTGAAGTCTTGTCGGCGTGTCCCTAGTTCGGGGACATGGGAGGCACGAAAAGCACCAGCACGGCGACACCGAGGGCCTCCGCGACCGCATGTGCGTCGTTGACGTCGAGGTTGTTCAGATCGCCAGTGAGCAGACGCCCTATCTGGGACCGGGATACACCGGTTGCATCCGCCAGGTCGCGGACGGTGTAGGGGACCCCCCGACCTGGGCATTCCATGATTTTCTTGAAGGTTTCCAGGTCTCTCAAGGCGTAGCGCACACTCAATGGATCTCCCCCGTTGCAGAGGTGCCTTTCACTGCCCTTGAGTTAACCCCTCCAGGGACAACCTGTCAACAGAATCGGGACACACTACCGTCGAGTATCGGCAAAGTTCCTGGCTGGATAGCATGGATTCGTGGACGGACTGTCCCAGATCCGAGAAGGTTGTAGCGAGTGACCTGCTATTTTTCCCGCGCTATCCGTTATCCCTAGAGACAGCCGGTGTGACAGTGACCCGAGAGGAAGACGAAATGACGGCAGCGGCCACCGCCCCTGACCAAGGCTCGGCCGGAACCACCCCCGTGGGCGCACTCTCCCGACTCATCCAGGATGCCAACGAGGCCGGAGTCACCTACCAGGAGATGGCCGACCGAGGCATCGACCCGGACGGCAACCGCCTGCCCAGGCAGTGGTACCAGAAACTCGTCAAGACTCCTCCCGTCAACCCGCCCTCCGTTGCCCAGATGCACGCCATCGCGCGCGGTATCGGCAAGTCGTTCCGGCGCGTTCAGGAAGCCACCGCGGAACAGTGGCTGATGTACGAGGCCACCACACTCGCGGGCTACGACGAGGAGGTCCGGATCATCGTCGGCCACCTCGCGGGCAAGACGAAGGCTGAACTCATGCGCTGGCGCTACATGATCGAGGCCGAGGAGCGTGCCCGGCGCGAGGCCGACGAGTAGCAGGCGGCTCCGAGCGGCGGGCCACCTGACCGCGATTGTCCGTAAGTAGACATTTCCCGAACGGATTGTCGACGACTCTCAGTAGACGTACCCTTCACCAACCGTGCACTTCTAGCCGAACTGGCTCGGAGTGCACCGTTGCACTCGGGGAGGACTCATGCTGGATGTCGCCTACGAAGCCGTCACAACTCTCGCGCCAGGACGACTGGCAACGATCGACGAAGACCGCGGAACCATACGCGTCCGCCTCGACAAGCACTCACCCCTCACCGACGTCGTGCGGCAGCTGAACATCGAGATAGACCAACTCCTCTCGTATGCCCACTGGTTCCAGCTGTGGGGCACGGAGATCGTCTCGCGCGACACCCCGGGCCGGCCCCTGCGAATCGAGTACATCCTCAAGATGAAGGTCCCCCGGAGCGCCTTCATAGAAGAACGCAAGGGCCTCGTCAGCGTGTTCATCGACCCCGTCCTGAACACGGAAGAGTTCGCCGTAGCGATGAACCCCGCCACCCGCAACTTCCTTGCCGGCGGCCAGTGGTTCCAGCTGCACGGCGGCGAGATCATCGACAATAGCCCCGAGACGCACAGGGTCTGAGCGAACGGGGGCGGCGGTGCCGGGATATATCGAGGACCGCTGGTACAAGAAGGGCCCGGACGGCAAGCGCAACGTCCCCACGGACCGGCACGGTCAGGGCAAGCGCTACAAGGTCGCCGGCATCCCAGGCGTGCGCGCCCGGTCCTTTCCCGACGGCAAGCTGACCGCGGCGAAGAAGTGGCTGGCCGACGCCCAGACCGACAGCACACGCGGAGAGTTCTACGATCCGCGAGACGGCACTATCACCCTCGACGCCTACGTGCGCAACCACTGGTGGCCGACCACCCGTTACCCTCCCACGACGAAGGCCTCCGTCAAGTCCAAGGTCTTCAACCACATCCTCCCGCACGCCGGCGCGCTGTCGCTGAACCGCATCGGGTTCGAGGAGATCCGCGCCTGGCAGACCCGCGCCGAGCGGGACATCGACGTGGGCACCCTCGTCGTGACGTGGGCCCACTTCTCGTCGATCATGCAGGCGGCGTTCAAGGCGAAACGCATCCCCGCCAACCCATTCCGTGACGACGAGCTGAGAGCCCCGCGGCTGCCCAAGTCGAAGGCTCTGGCATGGCCGCAGGAAACCGTGCTCGCCATCAGGTCGGCTCTGCCTGAGCGATACCGCATCTTCGTCGACCTGGCGGTCGGTGCCGGCCTGCGGCAAGGGGAGACGTTCGCCTTCTCCCCCGATGATGTGGACGGCGAGGACATCAACGTTGTCCGGCAGATCGTGAAGGTGGGCGGCCGGTTCGCGTTCGCGCCGCCGAAGGGCAACAAGGAGCGCGTCGCGCCCTGCGCGCCAGAGTTGGCAAAGGCCGTCAAGGAGTACGCCAACCGCTTCCCGTCGGTGGCCGTGACGCTCCCGTGGGTGGATCCCGACCGGCCGAACCTCGCCTGGGACGAGCGGCCGAAGTGCACGGTCCGGCTGCTCGTCACCACCCAGTTCACGGCAGGTGCCAACGGCGGAGCGGTCACGAGGGACACCTTCAACGACCGGCAGTGGAAGCCGGCTCTGCGGGACGTGGGGCTGATCGACGCCCCGGACGTTACGTGGCACGAGCCGACGAATGGGAAGCAGCCCTGGCGCAAGGAGGTGTGGGCGATGCCGCGGGAGTTCGGCTTCCACGTCCTGCGCCACACGTTCGCTAGCGTCGTCCTGGCCGAGGGTGAGACCATTACTCAGCTGGCTGCCTGGCTGGGGCACTCGGATCCGGCGTTCACGCTGCGGACCTACGTGCACTTCATGCCGAAGTCCGGGAGCCGTGGCCGGGAAGCGATCGGGCGGTTCATGTCCGGGCAGCCGGCCGAGACCGACGGGCTCGCCGGGGAGCGCTCCTGAAGTGGATCTCCCCAGATTCTCCCCAGCGAAGAGGACCATGAGAGCGGCGGTCGGATGCACTACAGATCCGGCCGCCGCTTCATCGAGAAGACGAAGGTGTTTCCGCAGGTCAGACGGTCAGGGCGTGTGGACCGTGGGCCGGGGTGCCGTCGCCATGCCGTTGCCGATGAAGAAGCTCGGGTGGGGCGGCTGGTTGTAGGCAGTGTTCTGCCAGGCCAGCATTCCGTGAGCTGTCACGTTCGCCGGCGCAAGCCACTCGGCTTGTCTGACCTGCCGCCTTTCAGATCCCTGGCCATCCCTTCACTTCCCTTCACGTCCCGGATTCTCCCTCCCTGGACGCTCCCCCCGTCCACCCGCTCCCCAGATTCTCCCCACGAAAGGCGCCACCGAGACGCTCGCGACCTGCTGGGACGCATCATCCCGGACACTTCCCGAGGTGTCCCGGCTCGTAGTACCGCCCCGCCCGCGCGGCGTCCTCGCGCCGTATGTCTTCCATGGCGATGACGCAGTCCTCGCAGCCGCGCACCTCGCGCTCACCGGCGGCGGCTGGATGGATGGTGCCGACGACGGCAGTGCGCACCCTCCCCTTGGAAGGGTGGCGGAAGCAGGTCCCGTCTCTCCACTCGTACAGATCCAGGATCTGCTGTCGGTCCATCGTGGTGTCTCCTGGTGTGGCGGCCGGCAGAGGACGCGGGGGGTGTGTTTCGGGTGCCCGGGACGTGTCGCCAGATGCCGGGCTAGCTGGCTGTTCACCCGATCGTGTGAACATCCGTTCGAATCACGGACACTACAGCGAGCCCTGCGGCATATGCCAGATCATCCGCAGGGCCATGTGGTTGCTCAACGAGTAAAGCGACAGTTTTGGTACTGACGCAAGATCGACTTAGCCAGAGCGTTGCCGGGTGCCAGCCCGTCGACACCCGCGCCCTGATTGGGTCCGCAGTAAGCAGATCGCCCTCGGCCGCCGCATCGGCGACCTCAGGCGCGCCGCCGAGTTATCCCAGGACCAGCTGGCCGACCGCATGGGAGTCGAGCGGCGAACTGTCCAGAGGTATGAGAACGCGGTCACCGACCCCCGATACGCCGACCTGCTGCTGCTCGCCAGCGCGTTGAGGGTGCACGTCACGGACCTCCTCCCCTGAAAAGTTGTCAACAGACAACACGTCTCGCCCCGATCACCGCAAGGTCATCGCCGCATATATCTGACCGGATGTATGCAGTGAGAACGTTTCCGTAACCGCAGGCCAAGCGTTGGCCAAACGTTTCTGCCGGTAACTCGATCATTGGACCGGGCGGGTCACCGGATCAGTCACGTATGCAGTCGGCGAGCGCGCGAGCGGCCTGGCCGAGGGTGGCAACGTGGAGGGCCGCGGAGCGCAGCCCTAGGCCGAGGCCTCCACAGAGGGCGGCCTGGGCGACGAGGAGGGCGCGCTCGCACTGCTGCCAGGCGGCCTCGTCGCGCGGCAGACGGTCCTGGCGGCGGCGGGCGCCGGCAGCGAGGTCGCCGATGGCGTCGCGGACCGCGGCCTCGAGGCGCCGGCAGTCGTCGATCGTGGGCAGGATGCCGGTCGCGGCTTCGGCTTCGGCGATGAGCGCCGCGTAGCACTGGTGTGGCGCAATGGTCTGGTCCGTAGGCTGGGTCATGCGACGCTCCGCTCGCCGGCCGGTCTCCCCGGCCGTGCGTGGTCGCGGGGGCTGCATAACAGCAGCTTAGCCATAGCATGCTATGGGGTGCCACGTATGCGACCGCTCGCGTGGTACGCCCTGGCGTGTCACGTTGACCGAGTGATCGAATTCGAGGCGGATGTGCCTAGGTGGCGGCAGGTAGCGGAGGTGATCCGAGGGCGGATCACGGACGGCACGTATCCTCCCCGCACTCGCGTTCCCTCGGTCGTCCAGCTGGCCACCGAGTTCGGGATCGCGCAGGCCACCGCGCAGAAGGTCCACCGTGGGCTCCGGGATGAGGGGCTCATCTACACGGAGCCGGGCCTTGGCTCATTCGTCGCGAGCGCGCCCCGTCCGGCCGGTTCGTAGCCCGCTGTCGGACCCGGCTCCTAGACTGATCGCCATGTCTCCCACTCCCCCGGCCCCGGGCCCCGCGCGGTCTGCTGCGGTTGTGCAGGCGGAGATCCACGCCCTGCTGCTGTCGACGGGCGGCTGGCTGTGGGGGCCGACGCGGGAGCGGTACGAGCGGCTGCGGGACGAGTGGGTCGAGGCGGTCCGCGAGGAGATGACGACCGCGGCCTGAGATGAGAGCGCCCGCCCCGGTGCATCACGCCGGGACGGGCTCAGCAACTCACTCAGCAAACCCGTGCTTGGCTAGTGCCTGCAACGGATCCTGTCAGGCTACGCCCCGCCACTGACAACGCCGGGGCGCGTCGACAGGCGGTACTCGTCGACGGGGAAGTCGGCCTCCTCGCCGAGCACGTCCTCGAAGTCGTCGTCCGGCTGCGGTTCGGCCTGCTGCTCGTCACTCATCGCGCCAGGATGGCAGACGGCTACGTCTCGCCCGACCACTCCGTCAACGTCGCTCCGGTCTCCTCGTCGACGAGGGTGATGCGGGCGCCCGGCCGGCTGCCGTGCTCGCCGATCCAGGCGGTCCAGCGTCGGCGGGCGGTCGCCTCACTGGCCCACCAGCCGTGCATCACCAGCTTGCCGTCGCAGGCGAGGGTGAGGTGGAAGCGCTGGTCAGTCACAGGGGCAGGGTAAGCAGGCTCGGACAGGCGCGCGTAATATCGAACAGGTGAACGACCTGCCGCCGGACCTGCCGCGCCTCCGCATCCTGGAGACGTGGCTCGTGCTCACCCTCGACCGGGTTCGGCAACAGATCACCGATGCGGAACGGCGCGAGCAGGAGCGGCAGCGCGGCGAGCAGGCCCGCCCGCCCGCACCCGACTGGCTCCTGGAGATGGGACTCAACCGGGACGCGCCACCGAACATGGTCCACGTCGGCGGCTGCCACATGGCGGGCAAGCGATCCCGGAGCATCGGGCGCGCGGACGCACTGCGGTGGCTGGCCGAAGGGATCCAGGCCTGTACGCACTGCCGGCCCGACAGCGAGCTCGGGTATCTGGAGGGGTAGCGAACCACATGCCCAAATCGGCACCAATAGGACTATCCGGGTGGGGGTACTCGCTGCACATCCCCCACAGAACGGAGCACACCGTGATCATCAAGAAGATGCACGACATGGGCATCCGCAGCGAGCACGCCTACACGGCCGGCCTGGTATCCATCGGCCTGTCCGTCTTCACCTGGGCCACCAGCCTCAAAGCAGAGCCCGGGGCCTACGCAGACCTCGCCCGCGCCGACCGATGGGGCATCTTCGTTGGCGAATGGGCCCCCACCTTCTTCGGCCTCGGACTCGCCCTCTCCCACTACGAGCAGCAGGACGGCACCCTCACCGCCAGCGTCCACGAACTCCACGAGCACAAGGCCGCCAGCTGAGCCACACTCGTGACAGCCCGCCTCTGGAACAAGGGGCGGGCTTCTTGCAGGCAGCCGCATGCCTCCCGTGGGGAGCCGGGAGGCGCGGCGGGCCCTCCGTCTTCAGGGGACAGCAGGGCCCGAGAGGGGGATTCCACCCGGGGGTGGAGCGGGATCCCGTGCGCCAACGATGCACCACAAATCAGCCAGCGGGATAGATCGCGGCCGGAAGTATTCGGGCCGAACTTTCGAGCGGATCAGATGCAGCCGCGCTGCACCACGAACAGGGTGGCCCGGCCCGGGACGAAGCGCTGCGGCTCCTCTTGCGGCGGGAGCGTGAAGCGCGCACCGCAGACGCAGGTGACGCGGGTCCGTCCGGTGGGCAGGTAGACGACCTCATCGGAAGGGTGGACGGCCGGACGAAGGTCCGGGGCGAAGGTGTAGCTATGAGCGGTCATGGCCGCAGTATCGAGGCGGCCTCGTGAAGATCATTCCGGGGCGCAGGCGGCGTGCCGTCCCCTTCTTCGTCTGCTTGCCGCAGACCCGAGCAGCGGCGGTCATGGGCGCTCCAGGTGCCGGTAGATGGTGGGGCGGCTGACGCCGAACTCGTCGGCGATCTGCTGGACGGTGTACTTACGCTTGCCGTCACCGCCGGTCTCGTCGTACATCTGCTGGGCCAGCTTGATCTGGCGAGATCGGAGCTTCGGCTTCTGCCCGCCTGTGCGCCCGCGGGCGCGGGCGGCTTCGAGTCCCTGCTTGGTGCGCTCGACCATGAGGGAGTGCTCGAACTCGGCGACGGCGCCGAGGATGTGGAAGAACATCTGGCCGACGGGGGTCGAGGTGTCGATGCCTTGGTCCAGGACGACGAGCTGGACGCCGCGCGCTCGCAGGTCGTCGCCGATGTCCATGAGGTTGCGGAGCGAGCGCCCGAGCCGGTCAAGCTTGGTGATGACGAGATGGTCGCCCTCGCGGACGGCGACGAGCGCCTTGTCGAGTTCGGGCCGCGAGGCGAGCTTCCCGCTGAGCTTGTCGACGAAAATCTGGTCGCACTTCGCTTCGGTGAGGGCGTCGCGCTGGGCTTCGGGGTGTTGGTCGGAGGTGGACACGCGTCCATAGCCGATTCGCATGGCTCAGTGTATCGAGAAGGGGGGAGATCGTTACATAGGCGCGGACACGGGTTCTGTAACAACAGTCATGCAGGGCGCGCAAGTTCGACCGCAGCGAGTCACAGACGTTCGTTCGCGGACACGCGATACGACCTGGCACATGTGCGCTCAGACTGGTTCGTTTCTACGCTCGACGCCATGAACGAATACAACGGCGCGGCCGTCCTCCTCATCGACGATGGCCGCCAGTTCGAAACCACCGCAGACCTCACGAAGGACTCGTCGG